GATTCAAGATTAAATACTAACAACGACCCTGTAGTAGCTTGGAACTGGAAAGCAGCTACAGCATTTTCTAATGATGCTTCAGCTACAAGTGTTGGCAGTATTGATAGTGCTGGAAAAGTTAATGTTGATGCTGGGTTTAGTATTATTGGCTGGGCTGGTACAGGAAATGCTGGCACTATTGCTCACGGATTATCTAAAGCACCAGAAATGATATGGGTTAAAAATAGAAATAAAAATTCTCAATTTGCTGTTTATTATGGCGACAACACAGATTATTTAGCTTTAACTGATACTGATGCAACAGCAGATTACGCTGGTTATTGGAATGATACATCTCCAACATCTACAGTATTTTCAGTTGGTTCTGATGGTGATGTACACGGAGCATCTAATCAGAATGTTATAGCTTACTGTTTCCACTCTGTAGATGGCTATTCTAAGGTCGGTACATATGTTGGTAACGGTAGTGCTGGAAGTGCAAATCAATTTGATGGTACATTTGTTTATACAGGATTTCAGCCTAAATTTTTACTTTTTAAAAGAATTGCTGCAGGTGCTAGATGGTATATGTGGGATGATGCTAGAGAACCCCATAATCCAATGGACAGTTGGCTTAATGCTGAAGGAACAAATGTTGAAACTACAGAACTTACAAGTGGTTATGAACAACAATTAGATTTTCTATCAAATGGATTTAAATTAAAAGGGCCAAGTGGAGGCATAAATTCTAATGGTGCAACATACATCTACTTAGCATTTGCAGAAACACCTTTTAAATATTCTAACGCAAGATAACGGAGATACATATGTGGTATTTTAATTCAGAAACAATCAAACATCCTAAGACTATGGTGATAAGTGACGTAACTTATCCAAGCACAATCTTTAGAGATAGTACAACACTAACCTCACTAGGCATTAAGCCTATGAGAATAGTAACAGTTGATAGTCGTTACTACTGGGATGGTTCTTATAGCGTAGATGCTAGTGGCGCTGAAGTAGTCGGAACTTATGCTGGTACAGCTAGAGATGCAGCTACACTTAAAGCTGGTATGTTATCTAAAGCTAACTCAGCAGTTGCTAGTAGACACGAAGCTATAGATTGGTATTGGAGCAGAGCAGCTAAAGGCGGTACAGCAGTACCTTCTAATATAGCGACTTACGCTACAGCCTTGTATAGTGAACACGAAACAATCAAGACTGCAATAGCAAATTGTAGTGACTTAGCAGCAGTTATAGCTTATGAAAATAAACCTCATACTGAAACTAGAAAGGTTAAGAATACTGCTGAAGATGGTACGGTTACTTATGGTGATGCTACATACACATCTGCTAGAGAAATAGATATGTGTACACACTTTAGTGTTAACCCTACGGATGAAGTAGACCCAGCATTTGTGAGTTTGGTTGCTGACTAATGTCTGAAAGGTTTAGAAACAATTTAATTGCGTTATGTATTGTGTCTGTGTTTCTTGTAGGAGTAGCACATTCTGCTGACCCTATAGTTACAAACAGTACAAGCAATAGCACAGTAACAAGTAATTCAAATACTAAGTCTACAGTTAGAACTAATCCACCTAGTGCAATTAGTCCTAGCATAAATGCAAGTGGTTCAGACTTGTGTACAGTAGGTGTAGCTGGTGCAGTACAGACACAGATAATAGGTATAAGCACAGGTCAAGTCTACAATGACGAAAACTGTGTAAGATTAAAGAACGCTAAAGTATTATATGATATGGGTATGAAAGTAGCAGCAGTTGCTTTAATGTGCCAAAATAGAAATACATATGATGCAATGAAGTTTGCTGGTACTCCCTGTCCGATTTTCTCATCTACTACAGGTGAAGGTTTAATAGGACAAGAAGCTACAGCAGAATGGAGATTGAATCCTAAGAAGGTTCCAAAGAAACAACAAACAGCAAATATGGATAGAGGAGTATTTCTTGAGAAATTGGTTAGCGGTATTCTTGGCGTTATGCTTCTCGCAATTCTCTTGGTCTAACCCAGAGATAATTGAGCATCAGATAGCAGATGATGGTTGGGTTGAAGTACCTCTTGACTTTACTTTTCCTTTTTATGGAAATATGTATGTCACTAGTTTTATGTTTAGTAACGGTGTTGTGGGGTTTCTTGACCCTAATGATGTTCCCGGTAGTGGTTATGTATATGATGGGTTGTGTTGTGATGGACCAAACCTTACTAGCTTTACAGGAGTAAGATTTAATTACACAATAATGCCTTGGTCAACAGATTTAATAGACACAGGTATAGGTAGATTTTATACACAAGGTGATTCAACATACCAAAAGTATATGTGGAAAGACTTGTCAGAGTATTATGATGTTAATACAAAGAACACATTTGACCTGACAATATTCCCACTAGGTAACATAGAAGTTAATTACGAAACTATACACATAAAGAATCACGGAGTAACAGTAGGCGTAGTTGGAGATTTAAGTGCTGGTGAGTATGAACAATGGTTCTATAACGCACCTAATCAGAATGGAGCAGTATACTGGGATAGTCAACAAGATGACCCAATAGAAATAGCAGGAGGAGAGAGTATATGCAGCGTAGTTCCAGACAGTCACATAAGTTGTTTATATTATCCACAAGTCTATGCTGATAATGTGTACAATCAACAATGTGATTTGGACCCTTTGTATGATTACGGATGTGATGGGTGGAGTGATGCTTACATAGAAGAATATGTAGAGCCAGAAGAAGAGGAAGTTTGGGAAGTGGAAGAAGAAGATTATGAAGTATTTGTACTTCCAGAACCAGAACTTTATATAGAGATTGTTATTGAACCAGTAGAAGATTATACAGTTGTAATGGCTGAGATTGAAATGCAACTACCAGAGATTGAAATGGTAGAGATGACTCAAGAAGAGTTTGAAGCAGAACTAGAAGCAGAGTTAGAAGAATACTTTGAACCTCTACCAGAAATAGAGCCAGAGCCTGTAGAAGAAACTATAGAGGAGCAGCTAGATGAGCCTATTGAGGAGGAGGAATCTGAAGAATCAACAGAAGAACAACCTGTTGAACCTACAGAGGAGCAGGAAGAGATTGAAGCCCCAGAACCCGAAGCAGTAGAAGAAATTAAAGTAGTAGAAAAGAAAAAGAAAGCTAGTAAGAAAGATAAGATGCGTGAGATTATTAGTAACAAGCTACAGAATCTTGCAAATGAAATGGGAGAAGCAGCTTCTTTAGAAGAGCAGCAAAAACTACAAAGTTTAATATTAGCTCTTTTAAATTTTAACTCAGAGTTTAGTAGTTATAATTCTCAACTAGCAGACAGTATTTTTTATGATAGTAAAGACATATATACAGGCAGACAAGTGCCAGACAATCAAAGAGGATTAAGAAATGGACTTGCTAATGAAATATTACATAACAAACTGGTAGATTTACAATGGCAGAAGTAGAATATGGTGGTATTAAGGTAGGCGGGAGTAAACTTTTACTAATAATACCACTTATTAGTATGATTGGTGGCGGTGCTTGGGCTGGATTTGAATTGTTTAATGAGTTTAGAGTTCTTAAAGCTACTGTAATGGAGTACCAACCACCTGATATTACTGGTATAGAACAAGACATAGCTGTTATACAAGAAACATTAGTAAGTGTAAGTGAGTCAGTAGAGTTAGCTAAAGACTATACTAGGACTATTAAGAATGATTTGAAGGATGACCTAGCAAGACAAGAAAGTCTTATGGATAGGTTAGAGAACAAAGTAAATGCTTCTCAAGATGAGATAGATAAGACTATTGATGTAGCTGATGAAAGATTTGATGCCAGAAGAGATGCTCTTTATTCTGATACGGATAGAAAGATTAAAGAGTTAGAAGATAGGCTTGGTGCTAAATTACAAAGAGCCTTAGATAATCCACTAGCAAACTAAGGAGTTAATATGGGATACGGAAGCAACCCTTATGGGAAGAAAAAGAAACCAGTTAAGAAGAAAGGAAAAAGATAATGGCTGATTCAAGATTAAAAACAATAGGTGTATCTGGTTATAATAAACCTAAAAGAACACCTAACCATGCGACTAAAAGTCATGTTGTTGTAGCTAAATGTGAAGATGGAAGCATTAAAACTATTAGATTCGGACAGCAAGGAGTTTCTGGAGCAGGTAAGAACCCTACTTCCGCATCTGAAAAAGCAAGACGAAAGTCTTTTAAAGCTAGACATGCCAGTAATATAGCAAAAGGAAAGTGTTCAGCTGCTTATTGGTCTGATAAAGTAAAGTGGTAGGGCATGCTGGATTATGAAGTTAGAGTATCAAGACTTGAAACCATATCTGACAAACAAGATATGCAGATAGCTAAGTTATTTAGTAAGATTGATGATACTAATGGAGCTATACAGCAGATTAATAAGACTATGTTACAGATTAAATGGAGTGTGTATGGCGCTCTAGGTTGGTATATAATTACACAGATAGGAATAATAGAGGCACTAAGTATAGTATGATAGGATTTATAACAAACATAGCACCTATGGAATGTTTCCTACTCTTGTTGAGTTTAACATGATAGGGTTTATAACAAACATAGCGCCTATAATGTTAGGATTTATAGGTAAGCTACTAGCATTAAAGAGTCAAGCAGCAGCAGAAAATCAAAAGCTAATGATACAGAACTTACAAGTGCGTAATGATTCTATTAATCAAGCTAGAGATAGGGCAGACAAAGAGTCACCAATGGCTGCTATGAATAGAAGAATTATTATTTTAGTTATACTAGCTTTAATAATCTTTACTCAAGTAGCACCGGTATGGTTTAATGTACCAACTGTAATACCTACACTAATAGAAGGATTTAGCATACTAGGTATTCAATTTACACCTGATATAGTAGAGTACGTAACTATACAAGCTGGTTCGGTATTAAAGATGGATGAGATATTTGGATGGGCAACTATGATTATAGAGTTTTACTTTGGTGCGCAACTAGCTAAGGGGAAGTAATGACATACAGAGAATTAATCAATGAAGTATTAATAAGGCTTAGAGAAGAGACAATAGCTACTAACTGGTCAGGTAATATTAATGATTCAACTACAGTAACTGATTATCAAAAGGTAATAGGTTCTTTAATTAATGATGCTAAAAGAAGTATAGAGTCTTACCATGATTGGGTAGTTTTAAGAGAAACAGTTAATGTATCTACAGTAGCTGGCACTAAAAACTACAACTTATCTTCAGGTCAAGACTTTAAAATAATGGATGTAGTTAATAATGCTACAGGTAATCAACTAGTACAAGTAAGTAGAGCTTATTTAAATAGAGATAAGTTTCCTACTGCTTCTTCAGGCGACCCTCATTACTATGGATTTAATGGCTCTGATTCTTCTAATAATCTTAAAATAGATTTCTCTCCTGTTCCTAATAAAGTTGAAGTTATATCTTTTGATATAGTTAAGTATCAAGATACTTTACAAACAGCAAGTACTGTAGTAAAGATACCTGTACAGCCTTTAATCTTAGGAGCTTGGGCAAGGAGTATATCAGAAAGAGGAGAGGATGGAGGTACACAATCAGCTATAGCAGCTGAAGAAGCTTCTAATT